GGTTTGAAATTTTTTTAAAAATTTTTGGGCCTTGAGACTTATAACGCTTATTTTTTTGTTTTGATCGCGGTTAATCGGAAAAACCAATCGGATTACGGGTTTTTTCCAAAAAAATTGGAATATGGCCCTTCAAACAACCATATGGTTTCACCGCTGTATTGTTCGTGAAAAACCTGCACCTTGATGCCGCTTGCCGAGCCGCGCCGCCGCCGCGCGATTTTTGCGCCACGGGCCGCGCTGAAAGCCAGCAATGACGCGCTCCGAGTCTGGGTCCCACGAAAAATAGGCCTAACTTGTTTAAATTTGCATTTAAGGAAGTGAGGGACGCCAAACGGCCCGCCGTGCTGGGCGCAGGACCGGCGGCCCTCGGTGCGCGGCCCTCGGGGCGCGGTACGTTTGGCATGGCGAACGGGGCGCGGCCCCCGCGCCACATGTTACCGGATCACTTGCGGCGCAATGCTGACAAATTACTTGAACGGCCAGCCCGCACGGTAGAGCCGATCCGTATGCAGCCAGGCGCATACAACTTTTGGCGCTAGCGATGGGCAAAAAAAACCCCGCACGGGGCGGGGTCGGTGCCGGTGTGGCGGGCTAGATCCGGTCGGGACCGGTGCCCCAACACTTGGGGCATGGGCGGCGCTCGCTTTCGGGAATGCGGCGAGCGTGATTATTCCCCAGCATGGGCGCACCGCATCGCGTCTCGGACGCGCTGGGGTCTGCTAAGTGCCATTGCCCCAACGCCTTCACCCAATGGTAAACGGTGCTCATGATTCCACCGAAAACAATTGATTGATTTCGGGGTAGCTGGCGCGGTTAAAGTTCACCCCCAAAGAATCCCGCAAGGTATCGTCAAAGCTTCCGAATTCTTCCGCTAATTGCACAAAGGCGGGGTAATGCTTCGCCAACAATTCGCGGTTATGGTGGTCCAGCGCGCATACGGCGGAGTGAATACTGTCGGCGGCATGAGCCAAAGCCCAGACCCGTGTATCTGCAACGCCAATTGATCGTAGGTGGTTTTTAAATTCGCACATAATGTTATTTCCCAAAGTGTCGCGGCATCGTTACCGCACCGGCATGGTATCGCATATATCAGACAAAGAAAACCCCGCCGTAGCGGGGTCTGGTTTTGAACGCGTCACGCGCACCCGATCAAGTCGGGGTTATCGACTACAAACCCGCCGTGATCGTGGCGGGCGCTACCCTTGGCAGTCAAACCGACAATTTGACCAGTGGCAAAGGCATTAGCGATATCGTCACGGTCCCCATCAATCACGGGCCGCCCGCGAAACATTCGGGGCAAGCCGCCGCGAAACACTACCGCTACGGGGGCATCTGTTCGGAATGCCCGCCGGTTTTGGTTTCGGTACTGGGGCCGCCCGCTGTAGCTAAAAATCAGCCGGTAGTTATCGGGGGTTTTCCCGAGACGCGCCGCCCGTTTGGTGTAGTCAACAAAAAGTAAATCGGGGTGGGCTTGGGGAATGCCGGACAACTCCCACCGGACATCTGATAAGACATTGAGCCGGACCGCTCCCCGCTCCCCAGTGCGCGCACAAAGCTTTTCAAAATTGGAAAGTTCGCGGTGCAATTGATCTACAAAAGCCGCGCGATTCTCGCGGAAAAATGCCGCTTTATTTTGTCGCGCTTCGCGCACGTTATTAAACCGCCCGCGCCCTTGATCCGCTAAACAAGTTTCCAAGCACCCCGCCGCTTTCGATCCGGGGCATAACTCCGCATCAGGATATAGAGACAAGCCAGCATAGCGGAACGGGGCCGCCGCGCCGGTCTTTTTCAGTTTGGGGTTTGCGCCCCGCGTGTCGAGTAATTGCATTTTTTGTTGCTCCCAAAGTGTCGCCGCAACATTGCGGCAGGGGAGACTATCGCATACCTTGCAGACAAAAAAAAGCCCCGCCGAAACGGGGCACACTTTGGGAAGTGTAGGTTAAGCCGCCATGGCGACGCGTTGCCAATCGGAGCGGGGCAGATCCAACACGCGCCCGCCCAGCTTCTGCCAATCGTCAACACTATCCGCGTCCGCCTGATGCGCTACCGCTGTCACCGCGTTAACCATAGTGGCGCGGGTTACTGGCTGACCGGCATACCCCGCTTGCCCGATAGTGGCGAGCAAGCCGTCCATTAGGCTGGCGGTATCCTTTTTGGTCAGCGCCAGCACTTTGCCCATGGCCTCGACTGCCGATTGTGCCGAGCCTTGCACCTTATCATCGTGCGCGGCTTTCATTTTTTCCAGTACCTCATCGAACGATTCACGGCTAGCGTAAGCGGCAGTGACATCCCGCATTTGCAATGCCAGCGCGTGATTATCCGCATCCTTCGCTTCATCAGTCAGTAGGCCCCACGTATCAGCGTCACCGCGCGCCCCAGTGATATGAGACTTGCGAGTCCGCTTTTCGGTCTGCATTCCATTGAGGCAGGCTAGCGTCCAAAACATTTGGAACACGTTCACGCTTCCGCAACCCACTTCGCTGTTAGACATACCAATCCCAAGCGCCATGATATCGCCAACTGCCGCGCCTTCCCCCGTGATCACTTCAGATTTAAGGCGCAGGTACAAACGCTTGTCAGTCACCTGACCGTTGACCACTTTCCACTGTGCATCGCTTTCCAGCAATTCGGGAAGGGCTGACTGCAACAGGTGGACATTGTCGAACGTCTTAAACTTATCTGAAACCATAGCGCGAGCGGTTCCCAGATTCGCATGTTCCGAATGTTGAAACGTGCGGATCATTCGCACCGCAGGCTCTTTCTGCCAGATAGCATTGATTAACCCGTCAAATTCAGTGGAATAGTCCTGCTGTAACCGTCGGGCAGTCCGGACATCAATACCGGCCTTCTGGCTGATCTGGTCAAACGCCACATCATTCGCGGTCAAAATCTGGGTGGGTGCCCCGCCCGACTGCTCCATTATGATTTGGCTGACCTTGCTACCGTCACCCCGATCACCCGTCGAAAGTTGAAGCTGATTTGTGGGTGCCAGAAAATCCTGAGATCTAGCGGCTTGGTCCTGCACCTGTTGAAGCAAGCGGGTCAGGGTGTTGTCTGAATTTTCGATTGTATGTTGCATGATTACTTCTCCCAAAGAAGCGGCGTCATTGCCGCAGGGGAACTATCGCATACGCTCTGCCGCCGCGCAACCACTCTTTTTAAAATTTCTTTGGTCGTTTGAATCTGCGTTTACAGTGTCAACCTTTTTTTTATCGGGCCGCCAACCCGCGCCGTTGCTAGGGACGACCCTTGATTCCGGCGGTTTTGCTCAGTTGACAAAAACCGATATGCGATAATGGGTTCATCAAGTCCTAGCGACTTCGATGTTCTTTAACAACGCTGGCCTATCACCGAGACGCGAGTCCGCTATCGGATGGCAACCCTTCCACCTTTAACTTTTACGTTCACTTTGGGAGAACAGCAATGAAAGAATCACTTTACGTTGTAATCGCGGCTAATCACTGTTGGGGCGCGGGGGAATCTTTACGTGAGGCACTAAGCAACGCGTGTTTACGAGAGAACACCCGCCTATCTTTTTTTGATTATGCAGATAATCAAGAAGAGCTACAGGAACGGTGGGATAGCTGGAACGAGTACGGTAAGGAAGAGTGGCAGGAAGGTTCGTATGATGACCCCACTGAATGCGTGATCTATTATTTAGATCATGAGGTGTGGGATAGCTTCCGAATCTGCGACATGAGTGGGGGTATCCACGCAACACCAAAAGACCCCGAAATGTCCTCTGACCAAGCCAGCAAAAAGCTGGGGGAAATACAGATGAAGGCGCTCTTCGACAACGGGCTACTCAAACCCCTCAAGTGAGTTCAACCCAACCCCGCTTCGGCGGGGTTTTTTGTGCCCAAAGAAAAGCCGCCCGTAGGCGGCTTGGCGTAGGTGCTAGCTCCTACGGATCACGGGCGAGCAGGGACACAATACGGTCCCCGTCGTCAGTGATAGGGGCAGGCCTGCCGACGTAATCGTCGTAAAGCCAAACGAAATGGCCACGCGGATCAAGGCCCTTGTCGCAACACGCGTCTACCCAACCCTGCGGCAGGGCATGATCATACGTCAGGCCGTCGTAACGTGCCTTCGCGGCTTCGCCTACTGTTTGCATTTGCTCTTCCCTCTTTTCAAAAAAACCGTGGTAAGGATCCGGCACCGGATATCGAAAATACGGTTGCGTTTTTTCTTCAAAGTCGGGTTTCCGCATTCGTTTTTCAAACCATCCCAAAATAAAAAGCACCTCACTTCCCCGCTCCGTTTAACAACTCCGCAAATATCCTCGATTCAACGGGAACCGGAGCGGGAGAAAGCGCATGGTCCGCAAACGATTCGACATTGTTCAAGAGTTCGCAAACTTCTTCCACATCCCAAATGGTTTTTGAATTGAGAAAAGGCACACCGTCTTCTTCGTTGTTCCACTCATTGCGGGCAAATTCTTTGGCCGAGGCATGATCCGGAAACCACCTGCACCGCTCGCCGCACACCACGGTCCACACCGCTAATCTTAGTTCTCTCATTACCGAACCCTCAAATTAGAAAGCATGGCTTCACAGTCCTCGAAAGACACACTGTCCCCTTTCGAGTCATCGTAGGCGTTCTCGTTCTCCGTCAAATGCCGCAAATTCCTAAGCAGGCACCGAAACATCAGGCCAAGTTCGTCAACCCTTTCAATCGCTACCTGCACGTCGTTGATGTAGCTTTGCATTGCATCATCCGTATCCACGCAAGGTGTGCCAGCGCCGGAGGTATTCCAGTGATCCTGTCCGTTCTGCTCCCACCATTCAAGGTCTGTCTTGTACGCCTTTAGTAAATCTTTCATCGTTCGTTCTCCGCTTGTCAGGGCATCATTGCCTACAACCATAGTATGGGATACATCACATAGTTGCAATAGTGTGGAGAACACTTCGATACGAAACAGGATTGCTGAAATGTTTGGTGGGTCGAGCGCGCAGTCCATCCATTTTCAGGTCCACCGCACGATCGCCACGGTACAGGAAGATCTCACTGCCGGTCGCGGTGCAAAGCTTTACCGCAATCCAACAGCTTCCCCGCGCATGTTTGGTGGCAAACGCTACCTGATGCGGCGAGATGTCTACCGACATGTTCTGCGTGGTCTTCAACTCCACCATGTGCCACTGGCCCTTGCCGTCCATGATCAGGACATCCGGCACACCCAGCGTGGCTCTGGATTCTAAACGCGTGGCCGACCAATCAGGGCAGTTGTTTTTGATTGCCTTTTTTAACGCTTGCCAGAAGCTGGCTTCACGCTGTTTCTTCGGCTTCGCCTTCGTTTCCAATATGTCCATCGATCACATCCTCCGCCAACCGTTCGCGCGCCCGCTTCCTGCCGCCTTCGTCATCCATTCCCGCATCATGAGTCAGGGGGGCATACGCTTGCTTCAGTTCGTTCAAGGCTTTCGTTACCTCTTCCTTGCTCATCTGCTCAATGGTTCCATGGCGGACCTCGGTCTTATTGACGTAGATGTCCCCCTGTGCCTGCCCACGGCGATATTCCGCCTGCACTGCGGCACTGTACGCACCCTGCTCTAACGCCGCGTCACGAATGATCTGGAGATCTCTCAGGTGCCGCTGGTATTCCACGCCATATTTTTCGTCCAGTTCCTGCCGGTATTCACGGATCGCTCGGCAAACATGGGGGTGGATTCGGGGGTTAGTGAGTTCAGAGGCCCTGACATGGGCCGACCGTTCAGGATAGCCCGCATTGATGGCCGCCTCGCGCATCGTGATCTGACCATCCTTGGACACAAGCTCCCTAACAAAAAGCTCCTGCCTTCTGTTCAAACGTTTTTGCGCTAACGGGGGTCGGTTGGTTTGCTGTCGTTTTGCTTCAGGTAGTGCCGCCGCCTTGGTGTCCAACACCTTGGCGTACCGCTTGGCTTTCTTAGTCACAAAAGTACCTCGGTATATGAGTAAGTTCAGATAACCATACCTTAATTCGCCTATCTATATATATATTTCTCAGAAAAATAAAAATAATATTTTTGAATCGTGAGATCCCTTATACGTTTGGCTTGATTAACAAACTTGAACATAAGTGCTGTATACCCACGTTACCCCCGTGTTACGACAGAACCCAGTATTTATGCGGCCTGTAGGCCAAGGTAACGCGGTAACGCCGGTAACGGCTATTTTTAATTTATTTTTTTATTTTTTTATTTCTCTGGGAAACACTATATAGAAGACGCAATTAAGGCCCGTGAGCCGCGATCAGTGTAGAAGTGTAGATGTTTTCTTTAAAAATAGATTATTTGAATAGGTAGATAGACTGTAGCTATAAAAGGGTACGTGCTTTTTCCTACACTTGTACACCAAACCCGTGGTCCGTGGTCCGCGATCAGATCATAAAGAACATCGACGCCATGACGGTGATCATTATGACGGTAATCACGACTGCCACTACGATAGCCGCGCTTACTAGCAGTTCTTCTATTCGGTC